GCTCAGCGAACGCTGAGGAGGGGAGCTTCTTTCGCTGAGCGGCTGTCAACTTCGCCATCGTCATCACCCCCTTTCGTTACGTCAAGGATACTACAGAATCAACACGAGGAGAAGGACAACGACGCCAATTCCTTCTCCAACAGCAACGTAGGTGAGGAGGCGCTTCTCCGCCTCAAGGCGAGAGGCCAGGGTCTTTGCCTCCGTGATAGACGCGGTAGAGACCGACAACTGCGTCTCTAAGTCCTTCCGCTCTGCTTCGGAGGTCGCCAGTTCCACCCGCGATGATGCTTGCGATGCCTTCAATGCTTCGTTGTCCAGCGTCAGCGAGCCGATTTGCTTCAGCAAGTCGGCTTGACTGGTCCGCAATGAGGCGATCTCGCTCGTCAAGCTGGAGGAGAAGGCGTCGATTTGCAAGGGCAATTCGTTGGCTATCTGCAAGGCTGTTGACCAGAGCGACTCCTGCGGTGTCAAGGCGCTGTTGGAGTTGGCTTGCCCTGTCACGGGAGGGACCGATGCCAGCCACATACACAACGCCACACCCAAGAACAAAGGCAACCAAGGCGGTCGCAACGTAGCCGCCAATTTTCACCCCACCAACGTCGGGGAAACTTTGTCCCCCAGGACGCCTCCGAGGAGTAAGCCTGTTCCGATCCCCGCAATGACTCCAATCGAAGTCGCCTCGGACGGATGGAACCACGCGAACACCCCTGCGTAGATGAGGAAGACGATCCCGAGGAGGCGCTTCTCGTCCCCGCTACCGTTCTTGTCGGTAATGAAATCCAACAGACTCATCCTCCCACCACCTTTCCCCCCAACAGCCCCCCAAGGAACGCAAGGAGGGCAATGAAGTATGGTCCGAAAGCCTTGATCCGCTCGGTCACGGTCTTGTCCCGGGAACGTGCGTTGTTGACGATCTGATGAGCCGCGGCCTTCGCCGCGTCACTGATAATCCCCGTGACTGCTTCTTGGGTCACGAACTCCTCCTTCCATTTCTCCACTTCCTGAAGACGAGCCTCGGCTCCTTTGGCCCCGTTACCGTTGCGCCAGTACTCCAGTCGATCCACACGCTGTTCGATTGTTTCATCCAAGGTTGCCTCCCTCCCTACACCGGCCCGAGTTTGTATGCTGTCGGACTTTCGATCTCGACCGACGTGTTGTTGGTAAAGGTACACCACTTGAACTGCTTGCTCGCGTCTAAAGGAATCCAAATCGGAGCCCCGAAGCGCGTCGCAGTTTCGATGCGCCAGTGTCGGTATTTTCTGTAGTTAGAACCCGTGGTGATGTCTGAGAGAGTGACGCCAGTTGCTTTTTCAAAGGCGACGAGGTTCGTCCCCGTGACAAGGATAACCCCTCCCGATAAGAACTCAGAGGTTCCACTGGGAACTCCCGAGACCGTAACAGCCGCCGACCAGGTTCCTCCTGTGTTCGTAGAGGTGTTGACGAGAAGCGTCGTGCTTCGAGAGGCATCAGCAATGTGGTGAACGCCGCCGCCCACATCAGGCTCCCCCGCCACGGGCTGAACCACCCCAGAGACAATCAACCACCCCGCCGATGTCGGCATCAACGTCACGTGTTGTCCTTGGAGACCGACACGAACCGACGTCCCCGACCCGCCCGGCCAGATGATCGTCTCACTCCCGGGGGGATCGAATACGACTTCCTTGGTTCCCGAGTCAACCTTCCAAAGGGTGATGATGGACTTTGCATCCGCAAGGGTAGGAGGGACGAAGGTGTAGTCAGACGACGACCCCGTTGTGATGAGGTAGTCGGTGTAGCGGTCGGTCTTCGCCCTCGTATGAGACGTCTCCGTCGTCAAGGGCAACGACAACGCCCGCGGGATCAACCCCGCCTTGAGACCCCACGGCGCCTGGAGCGCTAACGTGGGGACGGCGGGGTCCGTGTAGTCGAGGTCCCAGGCGTCGTAGGGGAACACCCCCGGGTCGAGTGTCTCGACCCCTACAGCACCGGCCGGGCGGATGATGGCTGTTGACATCACCTATCCCCAACGAATAAGAAAAGCTAACCCCACAAGGAGCACCATTTGAATGACGAAGTAGACCTCCATTAGGAAATCCTTATGATTGGGATAAGATCCATATAGGGTTGCCAATAATCAGTGCCCGACCCTTTATTATCAATCGGTGTTGCAGTAGTTGCGTCACGGACAGTGATTCCGGCAACAGCCACGGTTCCGTAAGGATGGCCCCCTTCTGCTACCCCGACTCCTACCCCAATGTTGTGATCGTGAGCAGGAAGATTACCTACGCTAATACTCTTGCTTCCCCCTGTCCCCCCGGAAGCTGAGGCCGCACGGGCAAAGCGATTGTTCGTGATAAGGTCAGGCGTCCCGTTGGTTCCATCGCACTTGTACCACCCCGGGAAGGTCACGTTGTTGGTGAAGGACCCCGAGAAGTACATGATGGTCCCGATCGGCATTGACCCTGAGATTGACACCCACGACCCGCTAGAGTAGACCTTGAGGATCCCTGCGGTCGTATCGTACCACAACTGCCCGTCAGCCAATGCCTCCCCGGACAATCGCGTAGCCGGGGCTGAAGCCGTAGCGGCGTGGAAAGCAACCGCAGACCCGGCCTTATGGAGCCAGTCCTTCGTAGCCGACCCGAGGGTCGAGTCGCCCGTGTAGGTGGTATGCTCGTTCTTCATCCGCTCTTCAATCGCCGCCCTTGTGTTCCGGATCTCGTCATCCCCTCTCGTAGGGGTGTCCGTCTGGGCAGGGGCCGCGGCAAAAACGGCGTTCCAAGTCGCGATAATTGCTACCCTCCTTCTAACTGCGTCGCAGTGTGCCGCTAAGGGAGCGGCGGTCGGTCTTGACCTCCTGGAGGGTTGTTAACCCTCTCATCATATCCGTGAGGTCCCTCTTCGTGGCGTACGCCTTTGCGTCGTCCTGTGCCCGCGTCCAACCCCACCACTTCCCCCACAAGACCATCGGGTAGTGGAGGTACTCAGGCAACTCAGGCAGATCAGCATCCTCAACCGTGGGGGTTGGAAGGCGGTAGTACTCCATCCGGTACCACGTCGCTGTGTCCGACGCCACGTCGAAGACGATTCTATTCCCCTGACGGCGCCATTGTGTTGGGGTCCCTGTCGTCAGGATCTGTGATATCCCGGAGTCAACCCGGGTCATGTAGGGCAACTCTGTCAAGTTGTTGAGGTCCTCGACCTTGAGGATCTCCATCAAGTTACCCTCGGTCCTCATGTTGGTTGCAGTCGATGGCAACGTTACGTGTTCAGAGATCCATGGCTCCGTCCCCACCCCCAACATCACGAATCGTTTGGAGAGGGTAAACGCCGTCCCGTCCGTAGGTTGGGTATTCCACGCCGAGTGAACCGTGGCAAGCAACGACGCCCCCACGAAGTCCACTACCAACTTCGTTTCCCCCCCAACCGTCAACACCCACCCGTTGTAGCGGTCGTCATCGCCAACGAGCGGGGACGTGAGGACAACGGTATTGGACGATGCGGCCGTCTGGTCTTCGAGGGTCCCTGTCAACACTACCGTCTGGAAGAACATCTCCGAGTACAACTGCGGGTACCTGTACACCGTCCGTGTAACAGGGTCCTTCCAGAAGGCAATCTGTCGTTGCGCCTCATTGACGACAAAGTCCAGGTACGGCCCTCCGTTCAACGAGACGTCTGTCGTTGGATCCAAGTCGGTCGGTTGACCGAGTTGGGTCCATATCTCCTGGCGTATCTCAGCGTGTGTCATCGCGTGGCCTACGCGAAGACGTACTCAACCGTACCCGCGTCGAGGACGTCTGACTCAAGCCCGTCAATAGGCTCCCGCCCGAACGGCCACTTGATGATGACAGGGACGGCTCCGGACTTTATCGCCAGAAGGACCGTTCCCGCGCCGTTCTTACAGGCGAGGTCGTCGGCCGCTGTGGTCGACCCCGTCCAGATCAGCGTCTCCACGAGGAGGCGACCAGTCGTCACGTCGCCCGCGGTTGCGTGCATTGTCCCGTGAGGACGCGCTGTAGCTCCTGCCATGATTAACTCCTTTTGTCTTTCTTATCAACGACGATAAGGATGAGAAGGAGGGCCGCTACGATCCACCCTCCCCAGAGGACGGCATCATACAACGGTCCCATCTACTTCCCCTGTATCCGCAACCCCGCCTCAACGACGTGGTTGAAGCGGTTGCAGTACCAAGTCCCCCCCACCAAACCCATCTCCGTCTCCGGGTACGTGTACGAACACGTCGGGCAGACGTGGTGTTTGACGAACGACCCCTGGTCAGCATTCCCTGCCTTCTTGGTAGGGGTGAAGTTGACCTGGATCATGTCGACTGGCGTCACATCCGTCTGAAGCCGCGTCGCAATCGGGGTCACCTCCACGGTGACGTACTGCTCAGGCATTGAAAAGCGAACGGGGGCTTACGCCCCCGTCCCCTCCACAAACATTTCCCATACGCTGAGGTGGCTGTCCGTCAACAGCTTATCAGCGTCCTTCTGCTTGAGGGCGTCCCTGATGACGGCCTTCTCCGAGTCGGAGAAGTCCAGGTTGACAACCTTCGCCTTCGTGGGGTTCCATTTGACCCCTCCCTCGGCCGACTGGGCGACCTCGTACTCGTCCATCTCCGCGGCCGACAGGCCCACCTTCTTGATGAGATCCTGGCGAAGGCGGAGGGTAACGATGTTACCCTCCTTCGGCAACACTGAGAGAATCATCAACCGATCAAGGACCTTGAGTTCCATTGTCTACGCCCCCGTTGACGTAAGCATGATGTAATACAGGGTTGAGCCGATCCGGATCTTCAGCGCCTGCGACGCCGCGCCCGCGGTGTTGTCCTGGAACAGCTTCCCTGAACCCTTCGTCACCCCCGTGAGTTCAAACAGAACCCCGTCGGTGTCGAACGCCGCCACCCCATCGCCCCACGCGTTGAGGACGAAGAACCCTGCGTGGGTCCCGCCCCCGATCGTAGTGGAGGTCCTGAAGTTCAACTCCGCCTCGAAGCAGAAGTACGAACCCGTGGCAATGGCCGCTTGGTCGGGCATGTCAAGCTCGGAACAGATCGGACTCGTCAGCCCCGTCACGCGACCAGCGGCGGCTGTGAAGTCGATCTTCCCAAGGATGGCATTGGCCCAGTTCCCCACCTGAACAGCCGAGGACAGAACCACCCGGAACAGTTCGATCGTGTTGTCACTGTCCGCGACGAGCATCGTCCCGAGGACCTGTGACGCCACGACGTTCCCTGCCGTGAGGCTGGAGTCCGCCTGGATGTCCAGAAGCGGGACCGACGCGGTCCCTATGTTAAGGGGGTCCGCGCTCGTTCCCAGTTCAATGAGGGGGAGAAGAAACGTCTGGGACCGAGCCCCCTCGTTGGGCAGGCTCAGTCCCGAGAAGTTCGTGTACCCCTCCGGGGTGTGACCCCCGTCTACGTACACCGTCGCCATCGTCTACGCTCCCGCGTTCCCGTAGGCGCCCTTGTAGTCGAACACCCCGACCCCGAACCGCATCACGGTCTTGAAGAGGGCGTTCCCGGTGTAGAAGTCGTCGGCCGACTCCAGACCCGCCTGCTCCTTCCAGTAGAACCGGAAGTCATGCATCGGGCTCAGGAGGAACCACGCCGTGGTCGACGTAAGGAACCGGCACACGTACGGGGTCCAGTCGACGTAGTCGTTCTCCGGGGACATGATGTTGACGTCGTTGTTCGCCGACCCCACCTTCCCTCCCGTCTTCAGGAGCGTCCCCACGGAGAACCGCAGTTCCTTCGGGATCAGGAGGATCTTCGGGCCGTTGAAGTCCAGGGGCATCCCGGCCTCGTCCACCAGGGCGTCGAAGTACTCGAACGCGGCCTGGAGGGTCGTCGCGCTCAGGGAGCCAGCGACTGAGGGCTTGTTGGCGATGGTCGTCCCGCTCTTCAGCGTCACGTGGTCCGTGTCGAAGGCGTACTGCCCGTCCCACGCCAGCGTAGCGGTGAAGCCGTTGTTGAAGAGGTCGAAGAAGACGGTGTCGCGCTTGTACGCGGCAGACTTCGCCAGCTTCGAGGGCATCTTCATGAAGTTCCTCTGGAGATCGTCCTTCATCATCTCCTGGGTGATCTGGAAGCCGAGGCCGTACTTCGTGTAGTAGATGGTCTTCTTGTTCCCCTCCACCGGCACGTCGAACGAAACGCCCCCGCCCTCACCGATGGTCTCCAGGCCCCCAAGGGGGGACAGTTCAGCCTCGGTGTAGTGGTTTCCCGGGGGGGCATTATCGACCTTCGCGATCTTGTCGAACATGGACGGGGCGACGGTGTAGTCGTCGAAGAAAATCTTGCCCACGTCCCCGTCGAGGTGATTGCCGAAAACCTTGGTATTCGCTATTGCCATTGTGTCCTTCCTTCCTTAGAACCGGCGCACGTTGAAGATGCACTCAACGTAGTTCTGGGCGGTGTTGTCCGCCACGCCCGCGGCCGCGTTCAACTGGTACATGAGGACCGAATGGGACGAATCCGTCGCCGGGTCGATCTGCATCGCACCCGAGGTGAAGACGGTGAAGTCCGCCGTGGTCAGGCGGTCGGTGGCGTCGACGTACTTCTTCGTCGAAGCGCACTGGATCCGGAACAGGGAGTACGCCGTCACGGGGCGGATGAGGATGGACGCGCCAATGGCGGCGTCGGCCTCAGCCACACCAACAACGGTGTCACCCGCGGCGGTGATGGGAATCACCAGCGCCTGGGTCGCCCCGATCTTGACCGGGTCGCCCTTTTTCACAGCCGTCGCTCCGACCACGTACGAGACAAGCTCAGGAGCCGTCCCGCCGGTGATCTCACGAAGGTACTTTACAGTCTCAGCCATTGTTTACCCCTTCGTCAACTGATGTCCTTGGGAACCGCGGACCAGTTGCGTCCCCTTCTCGCATCTTCGGGATCAAGTGGTACACCACCTGATGCGATGATGTCTCGACGGGTGGCTTCCTCAGCCCCAAGCGCCCTTGACCGTGACTTGCGTCCGATCTCGTGGAGATGCTTGAGGACCTCTGCCTCCGGTTTCTCCATCAGTACGTGTTCAGCCTCGCCATGGAGGCTTACCGCTTTTGAAGTACCCGGCCCTTCGGAGAAGGTCTTTACGTTCGGGTCGCTTACGACCTTGTAACCCTCGCGCTCTTTGGTTCGGACCTCAGAGGCCAGGGGCCACAAGTACGACATTCCCTTCCGCTTCCCTTCAACCGCGAGCCGCTCCGTTGCGGGGGCATGGGCGCCCAGGACTTCCAACCCCTTGGTCCTTCGACTCTCGGGGTTTGCCGCCTCTTTGACAAGGCGAGCGTGGGTACCAGCCGCGATGAGATACCGGAGCCTGTTCTCGCGCCCGAGCGCGTCGAGGACCGCTTCCTCCAGGTCCAGGAATCCCTCAAGGGAGTCGTCGAATGTCAGCAACGACCCATCCGCATCTAAGGATAGTATCACAGTGATAGGGGTGTCAACCCCTACGTACCGGGTGTCTGCCGGAGGGGGCTCCCTCAGCGTCGGTCTCCCGGGGGTCCCACGAGGGGCCACCGGATCCCGCTGGAGGTTCCTGGGGGTCTCCGCGGCGGCATCAGTCGCCTGGATGATCTCATCGACCTCTTCAAGGGCAGGCGCCGGAGGAGCTTCCTTGACGTTGGGATCAGGGGTGGGGGAGGCGATCCCCCCCACCTTGGGAGCCTCGTCCTCGTCGGCCGCGGACGGCCCTTGGAACGTACGTGTCTCTGCCATTGGTTCCTTCCTTTCCTACTTCTTCGCCGTCGCCCGCGCCTCAGGGTGGCGGAGGAGATACGCGGCGTAGTCTTCCCGCTTCAGCCCCTTTATGTCAGCATACTGGGCCTCGGCCGGGGTCAGCACCACCGTCCTTGGGGCCGTCCCACGACCCGCAGGCGCCGATCCCCTCTCGTTGAAGGGGGCAGGGGCATTGGCGGGCCGAGCCGGAGTCGCCGCACCTTTCCCTTTGACAGCCTCTTCCACCTTCCTCGCGATGATCTCGTTGATGTGGCGGGAGATGACGCGGTCGTGAACCTTGGCGTACACGTCAGCGTCGTAGAGGGCCTCAGCGGGCGGGAGCTTGGCTATCTCCTGGTCGATCTCCGCTTGGTACTCCTTCGCCGTGGCCCCCCTCTCAGCGTCGAGGAGGAGGAGCTTCTTCGACGTCTGGAGGTTGGCTACCATGATCCGCTGGACCTCCGGAGCCAGCTTCTTCATCTGGAACTCCATGATGGTCTTGTAGGGGTTGTCGTACAACTCCTTGTTGAAGCGGGCTTGGTACTCCTCCTCGGTCTCCCCCGGTTGCTGTGCCCCGCCCTGTACCGCAACAGGAGCCCGCTTGAGGTCGCGGACCTCCTGGACCAACGATGCGAGGGCCGACCCCTCCAGCGTCCTGTTCCTCTCTTCCTCCAAGGACTTCTTCGTCGCGGCCAACTCCGCGGCGATCTCCTCCTTGGTCTTCTTCAGCGCCGGATCCTTCGGCTCCTCCGCAGGGATCTCGTCAATCCCTTCCACGAGGACGCGGATCTCGTCGTTGTCGGCCTCGTTTGCGTCGAACTGAATCTCCCCCGCAGGGGCTACCAAATCACTCATCCTTCACCTCTCCTTTCACGCTGGCGTGTAGACGCCGTATCTCCGCCTCAAAGGCGACAAGAACCTTATACCCCCCTTGGGCTTGGTAAACAACTTGCATATCCGTTGCCGCCAACAGCCTACCCAACTGCTGGTCCTTGGTCTGCTTGAGTAGGTGCAGGAGCAGGGGACCCCCCTCCTCCAGCAAAGGCACTACCGAAAGCAGTACCTCCGGCCGCAACCCCTGACGTTGGGCTACTGTTAGGAGCCCCTCCGACTTGTCCACCTGATCCTCCTCGTTTGATCTGCTGGAGCTTCTGCTCCTTCATCCCGTCGATGGCGTCCTGGATCATCTCCAAGTCCCGTACGTACGGGAGGTAATCCTGGGTCTGCTTCTCCCCGAACGACTTGAAGACGTCCTCCATCAAGTTCGTAGCCCCCACGTAGAACTTGGTCGCCACTTGCTTTATCTCGGGGGGTGTCTGCGGGTTGAAGACCAACGGCAGGATGCCGAAGATTTCCTTCCCATACTGCGTGTACAACTGCGTCAAGGTCAGCTTGACCTGGGTCTGTGCGTCCTTGGTCTGCTCTGGGTCGGTCGACTGGACCTGGAAGTGGAACGTCGAAGGGATGTCCTCCACCTTGAACTGCGTCAGGACGTTCTTGACAAACGGCTGGTCCTCCTCGGGAAGCAACGCGATGAGGTTCTGGGTCCGATCGGCGTTACGGATCAACTGGTAGGTCATCAACTGCCCCATCGCCCCGAAGGACTCATCTACGCCACCCTTGATCGACGCGAACATCTTCGACCCCTGCGACGCGAGGAATTGGGTTCCTCCGAACGTCGTACGGGCTGACGTAGCACGGCTCTCATACCCCATCATCGCATCCGAGGCACCTGTGACGCGCTCCGCGTACTCCTTAATTATCATCTCCGCTTGGATGGTGCCGTAGCCGATGTCGGGGAACTTGACGGGGAGGAAGTCTTCGCGTGGGTTATCGACGCTGATGTTCTTCAGCGGGTGGAAGTCCTCGTCGTCTCCAACCCCAGAGCCGCGGCGGGTAACAAACATCTGGAGCATCGCGAGCATCGTCCCATCAACGCGCATGTTGTGGAGGGCCTCGATCTCGTCCTGGGCATGTTCGACCATCCACCCCACGCCAATGCCGTACAACTCCCCAGGCCGCGGGATGTACACCAGCTTGATGATGTCCCGTACGCCAAGGTCGTTGAACTCCGACCGAAGGATCGTCTGGCTGATCGGGTCGAACCACACCTTGATATCCTCAGGTGCCCCATCCCCGTCAACGTCCCAGAACAGGTACGTCTGGAAGACGTCGTAGACGCCCGTGTCTCCCGTAGTCGGGGTCAACCCCTGCTGAGCCATCTCCGCTTGGCGAGCGTCAGTGATGTCGTCTGACGAGCGGGTGAGGACTTTATCGACCTTCTCCTGGGGGTACACCCCATCAACCACCCGTTGCTTCAGTTCGTAGTCGTACAGGTGGGTGCGGATGGCGATCCACGGTGCCTTCTGGATGTCGCCCCAATGAGACCGCGTACCGAAGTCTTCGAGGTTGATGGGGATCACTTGGGGGCAATCGCGGCTTATCTTCGACACAGCCTCAGGCGCTCCGCCCGGCGACTGCCGCTTGAAGTTCCAGCGTTCGATAACCCAAGGGATCTGGACGAACTGGGTCCCCATCGAGGCCAACTCGTACAGGATGTGGTTCAACGCTCCGCGAAGGTTGGCGTGGTAGGGTGACTCAGCCAACAGCCCCAAGAACTTCCCCCACGACACCGCTTCGTTGTTGTAGAGGGGGTCCTGGCTGTCGACCTCCCACGCGGGTTTCTTGTCACCCGTCGACGCCTTCAGCATCGCGTAGATGCCGTTGGTGTTGTACATCGCCAACGGCGGGCAGACGTTGGACGCCCCCGGCCAAGGGAACGTCTTGGTTCGCTCGGCAGGCCGGGCCTCCCGCTGGCGCCTCCACTTCTTCCAGTCCTCCTCCATCGTCTTTCGTTCCTTGCCGCCGAAGACGTCTTGGATCTCCACCGTGAGGTAGTCGATGATGGCTTTCTCCATCGTCGGGTCGGTGATGACCGAACCTGCGGCTATCTCCGCGGTTACGAGGGGGTCCTGGGGTCCGGCCTCGCCTACAGGCGGTTGCGTATTCACGTCACTCATTGGTTACCTCCATCAATAACCTGCTCTGTTACTGGTACGTCTCATCCATCTCTCCTTTGAACGTTTCTTCGCTTCCTTGGCATCCCCACCCTCCGGTACCACGCGCTTTGTTACTGCCGTAGCGAGGGCGTCGAGGAAGTCTTTGCGGCGGGACTGGGGGAACCCCACCAACTCCCCATTGAGGAGCTTCTGTACCGACTCGACCGCGTACAACCCCTTCCGTTCAAGGAGCGGTTGGAGGGCGCTTCGTATACGAGCGTCCTTGTCAGACGACGAGGCGAAGGGGCGAAGGTTGAGGTGGATCTTCCGCTTCTTCTCCTCTTCGCGTAGGAACGGTGCCAGCACCTTGAAACCGGCATTGGACTCCAACCACGTCACTTGGAGGGCATCCTTGAAACGCTTCTTCGCTTGGAACAACCAGTCGAAGAACTTCGACGGCGCAACGAAGTCAGCGTTACCGTCGACAACGACAACACGGTCGTCAGGTGTCGTGGCGATAACAGCGTTGGCGCTCCTCGACGTCTTCGCGGAGACGTACTTCTCTGTCGCCGCGGGATCGCCTGCTTGGCTCAAATAACAAGCCGAGAAGGGGTACATCAACTCCTTCTCCCCCTGGTTGATGAATAACGTCCACTCCATCGACCCGTTGTCGTAGTCTAACGTAGCGGGGAGGGCCTCGTACGCTACCAACTCTGCGAGGCCCGATGAGGACGGTTCGTTGAGGTACTGTGTTACATACGTCCAGTAGTCGGTCTTCCTCAACTCCTCGAAGCCTTCCTTGGTGTACTGCTCGGGGTAGACGACCTCGCCGTCCTCTTCCGCCTTCCGGTAGTAGACGCGCCACTTCCCTTCGGGGTTGGGTTCAAACCCAAGCATCGGGTAGCCTTCGGCTGAGTGGGCCTGCTTGAGAATCGAGGCGTAGACGTCATCGTTGGCGTAGCGGGTACCAACGACGATGACCCTACCGGTCTTCATGGAGGAGAGGAGGGGCTTTTCCGACGCCCAGAACCAGTTCTCCGTCTGGAGCATGACGGCATTTCCGCCACGGTTGGCGTTAAGGGCATTAAGCCCTATCATGTCATCAACGATATGGAGATCGTAATGGTGTCCTTCCGAAGCCCCTCCCACACCCCCGTACTCTAAGTTACCTTCGCGATACTTTTTGCCACGGACCGCCTTGGGGAACGTGAGGATGGTGTTATTCCACCCATCCCAGTCCCCCGTCGGGACCAACTGCGGCCACAACGCCTTAACGTAGTCGTTCTCCTCGAAGATCGACTTCACGGACTTGAGGAAGTCCTGGGCTTTCTCTGCAATTGCATTCGTGATGCGGATCCGTATCGACGGATCCCGGGTCATCTCCCACGCAGACCCGCACTCGGTCACGATCGACGACTTATTGTGCCCCCTGGGGAGGTACATCGCCCCCCTACACCCCGGCTCCAGCAACGTTTGGCGGTAGTTGCACATCCCAACGTGGAGGGTGTCGTTGATAAGGTCGTACGGACCCGAATCCCCCGCAACAAACTTGGTGTAGAACCACAAATTGACCAATGCGGCCTGTCGGATGACGTCCAGGAACCCCTCATTGGTGGGAAAACGGCCCGTCGACACCTCTTTCAACACCTGTTCCAGCGCCAAGAGGGCGTCAGGGGCGTCGAACATGGGTGCGAGGGGGTGTGGG